ATTAAATTACCTGATAACATAACGTTGCATTTATAACAAGATACCCAAACATTATTTTCGTTAAATCTAACTGCTGAATGTCCTCCTGAACTTAAATAATGTGAAGCGTGTTTTACTCCTATAATAGGTTTGTTGCACGAAATACAATTTAGTCCAGCGTCACGTTGTCGAATAAATTTATTAAACACCTGTTGAGCAATTTTTAAATAGTCGTTTGCAGTTTTTAAGTCTTCCACTAACTTCTTTTTCTTCTTGTTCCATTCCTTTAACTTTTGCGTTTCAACCATTGCTTTTATACATTCGTTTTTTAAACAAAACTTTTGTAGTGTGCTGAACGGTGTAAATTCTTCTTTGCAGTTAAAACATTTTTTAGTTCGTGTTTTCAAAGTTCCGCGTTGTTAAATTCTATAATTTTTTTTAAGTCTTTTACATCCTGTTTTAATTCTAAATTTATGTGTTGTAAATCAAAGTTAATTTGTCTTGTCGCTCTAAATTCTTTTTCTAACGTTTGGTAAACTAACATTGCTTTTTTTATTTCGTGTAAACTTTGCTCCATTGAACTTATTAAATCTGTTCGGTTTGGATGTTTCGTTTTTATGTCTTCAATGCTAACTTGAAGTTTTAAACAAGTGTGGTTTAAGTTTATTCTGCTACTTAATAATTCAAGTTCCATTTTTTTAGTTTTTAAATTGTTTGTTTACAAGCAAAAGTTTTTTCATATACATTAGGTGCTGGATTTGCTTGTTCAAAGTAACACAATTTTTCTTTATCAAACCAAATTTCAATCATTCCAATATTTCCGTTTGAACGTGGTTTAATTTTATTAAAGTGTAATTCAGCTAAATTAAATGTAGGGTCTTGCCTGTGTACTGTTATCATACATTTACCACTATTGAACCATTCGCTGCCACCTTTTAAATCGTAAGGAACAGGAGCGTTTCTTTTTCCGTTTTCTTTTTCAGTTAGTTTAGGGTGTATAATTGTATGTAAATGTAAATCGTTGTCTTCTGCTATTTGATTTCTATATGGCAAAACATATTCTAAATATTGTGCATATCCGCCATAATCGTTATAAGGGTGGTTTAAGTCTTTCCAACTATCAATTGAAGCTGTGTGTAGTTCATCGTGTTTTTTTAGTTCAACAGCCATATCCCAAAATTGAATTGGTGTAAGTTTTGCCTTAACATCTTTTTTAGTCAATACCTTAAAATGTTCTAAAACCCAATCAATAGCTTGTGTTATTTCTTTGTCTTCAATCGTGTTTCTATCTTGTGGGTTAAAACTCTTGCCTGTTTTCTTATGTATTAAATCAGCAATTATTTCTACATTAGAACCAACATCAGGCAAATAAACTAAATGCTTCCAACCATAAAATTTAGAAGTGTTCATTAAGCATTCCATTAATACTTGCGTTTTACCGCTCATAGGAAAACCCGTCCAATCCGTACAATTTCCTAAACTCATAGAATAATGTTCGTGCAAACTTTTAAACCCTAAATATTTGCCTTTATTATTGTAATTGTCTCTATATTTAAATAATTGAGTAATTACGTCTCCAGCTTCGGTTATTTTATATCCATTTAACTCCACGGTGCTTTCCATTTTTTAGGTTCGTTAACTTCTTGTATTTCTATTGGTTTTTCCCAAGTCCTTACACAAGCCTTCCAATCTATCATTTTATTTTTACCAACCATCCAACCTTTAGAAGAATAAAAATTTAAAAATTTGTTTACATCAACTCCGTTTTTTCGTTGTGTACAATATTCAAGTATTTCATTAAAAGTAGGTTCTATAAATATACTTCTTTCATTCTTTTCATTCTTAACATTCTTGTTAGTGTTCGTTTGCTTTATCGTTTGGTGTTCGTTTGCGTTATCGTTTGCTTGATACTCTTTATATTTAACTATTGATATTAAAGTAGTTACATTGCTTTTTTGCCTTACTATATTTTTATCATTTTCTAACGAATTTAAAAACCTTTCAACTTTGCCCCTTGACCATTTCCAGCGCTTACCTAAACTATCAATATCGTAACCAACTTGTCCTTCTTTTACATCAACTCGAATACCACGTTTATAAAAATATCCTTCTTTATGATTTGCTAATAATAATAAATCAATCCAAGCGTGTGCCTTATCAAATGGTTCACAATTGTAAATTGGGTTTTCTAATAAGCACCTGTGTATTTTAATCCAACCTTTCATACTCTAATTTTTTTTAAATGAAAAACCCCTGTTTAATCCGCAGGGTCTCACTTCTGCTTCATTAACAAGGGTTAATAATTTTTTTTGTTCTATTACGTGAGACCGAACCATATCGCAAATTTAATAATTAATTTAACATAAACACGAATTAATAAAATTTATTTCTTATTCTCAACTGAATTTTACGCAAATCTTTTAAGTTCCTTGCTTCTTTTATTTCTTTACGCAAATCAAGTTCTGGACGTTCTAAACTCAAAAGCAATTTGTAGTATTCTATGTCGTGTAAAAATAGTTTGTCGTTTACATCGCTTAAATCTTGGTAAGTTTTTAAACCGTGTAAAATTGTTGCGTGGTTCATATTAAACAGGCTTCCAATTCCTTTTAGTGTGTGTCCGTCTTCTCGCAGCTTCCTGAACAAATAAATTCTTCGGTGTACTATTTCACGTTTTCGGTTTTTCTTTGCAAGTCCGTCTTGTTCTATTATTTCTTTTATTAGTTCTATCATTGTTTCGTATTTTTATAGGTTTCGTTGTAGTATGCTTCACCTGTAAAGGTATAACCGTAAGTCACAATTGAGTCGGGGTTGCTTTTTGTTTTTTGCTTGTTTCCGTGTGCTTCAATTATTTGTTGCTTTTCCATTTCTTTGGCTTGTTCAATTATTTCAATCATTATTTGTCTTTTAGATTTTATTTGCTCTTCACTGCAATAAGTACCAATAAATCCTTCATAATGAAATCTACCAATCAACCATTCTACTGCTGTCTTTTTCATTGTTCTATTTGTTTAATTTCAATTATAATGTCATCGTTTTTTTGTATTAAGTTTTTAACGTGCTGGAAGTCGTAAGCTTCAACTATTCGTGTTTCTAACTTAATAGGTGCGCCAACATACGCCCAAGTTTTAAAAGTTGCTTTAAATCGTTTCATTTCTTTAAATTTTATTTGTTCGTTTTTTTTAATCCTGCAAATCTCAAGGTATAACCCTAAATCAAATGTTCCGCGCCATTGTCTCTGCCACCAATCTAATTGGTCGTATATAGTTCCGCTTGTCATAGTTCGTGGTAAAAAGTGTAGTTACTTTCATCGTTACTCGCTTTCCATTCCCAAAAGTTATAATGTACCAAATCACTGTTTATTGCTTCCTGCATTTCTAAACGTAAATCTTCTAAAATACGAACCCCAAGAACGTGCGGTTGTAAATTGTCATCTGTTTCTGTTAACCACTTTTCCGAAACTTCAACATCTAATTCAATAAATGCATATTCACTAACTTCATCGTAATCGTTAAATTCCCAAGTTCCTGCTATTGAATAAGTCCAACCTGTAAATTCATAGGTTAATTCCCACCCTTTATTCCAAAATTCTAAATTTCTATTTTTCATCTTACAACGCTTTTAAATACATTAAACAATAGAACATACCACCCAACACAATAAAAGCCGTTAGAGTGCTTAAAAAGTGCCTTAAAAACGATTTGTGTTCTTCGGTTGTTGGTGTAAAGTAATCAATTAAATTTTTCATAGTCTTATTTTTTAAATTGGTTAAATAAATTTTCTACTTCCTGCAATTGCTCATAGTCTAAAAATGTACATAATGTTTGAATAATTAAATGCAGTTGGTTCGTGTTTAGTTTGTTTTCTTGTTGTTGTGTTTCCAAGAAATCAATTACTTTGTTAAATTCTGTTTTCATAGTTTTTAAATTAGTGTGCGTTACCAAGTCGCACCCCTTGTTTTTTTATTACGCTATTGTCTTTTCGTAGCTTATGTTATTTTCTATTAATTCTTTTACTAACATTTGCTCTTGTAAGTTTAACATATGGCTACCAAAATGGTGTTCGTATTTAAATAATCCGTTTTGAATTAATGTAATATAACCTGTTGATGTAAAAGTTTCTACGTTAGTTCCTTTTGTTGTGTTGTAAGTGTAAGTTGTTGTTAAAGTTTTCATAGTGTTTGTTTTTGTTTTCGTTAATAATTATATGCAAATATATATACTATTTTAATAACTACAATACTTTTTAACAATTATTTTTAATTTATTTTTAAAATCCTTGTATTTATTGGGTTTTCTGAATAGAAAAAAACATATAATAAAGGTAAATTTTACTTAATAATGTATTATTATACAGGTAAAACCCTTAAAATCTTTGCTATTATTAAGGTTATAACCATAAAAAGTCCAATTTATTAATTAAAAAACGGGACAATTAATCGGAATTAAACCGTTTATTGTAACAATTTGTGACAAAAAAAAACAGCTACGTGCTGGGGAGCTTATAACTGTTTTCTTTTTTTCAACTATGAATGACAAATATACTATAAATTATTTAATCAAACTAAAAAATATGCGTTAATCTTGCAATTTGTCCAAATTCTTTGTGATGTATGTAACCTTCAACCGCTTTTGGAACGCCTGTATATCCGTTTTTATGATGCCAACTGTCACTTCCTGAAGGACTGCGTAAAGTTTCAAATGTTACTCCTATAAAATCTTTGCTTGTTTTATGGTGTATATGGTGTGAATAAATATACCGGTGTTTAGTTTCGCTCCAAAGTATTGGAAATTCAGTTGCTAACAATAAAGGTAAGTGTTCGATTTTCGCTCCGTCACCGTGTGTAGTTCCGATTAGGTTGTTTCCGTACCTAAACGCTTTTCGATGCTTTAAATCTACGTTAAAACAAATACTTGACTTGCTAAAGTGTGCTTCTATTAACTGCATTAAAAAGAAACCGTGTGTCAAATCGTGGTTGCTTGGATTGTAAACAACTTCGACTTCTGCAAAAATTATTAATTGTTCTAAAAGTTCAATATATAAATTTTTAGCCATTATAAAATTGTCGTACCACATTCCGTCTGTGTCTTGTGGTGTTCCACCTGTTGTAGTTCGCCTTGTGTTGTCGGTGTGTAAAATATCGTTTCCTGCAACAAATAATACTTTGTCAATATAAAACCCTTTAGCTTTGTTTAAAATGCCTTGTAGTCCGTCTTTTGCACGTTTAACGGCTATCTGTGAATTATATTCTTCGCCTGTTTCAAATGCTGTTGCAAGTTTTCCTATGTGAAGGTCTGCAATATCTATAACAAGTAAATGTCCGTCTGTATCAACATCATATTTTATTAATGGAAAAACTTCATATTTTGGAGCGTATTTTTTTACTTCTTTAATACATTCGTCTTTTATTTGTTGGATTGCGTTTAGTTCTTCCTGTTTAAAGTTTGGGTTCTTAAAAAACAAAGAAGCTTGTTTAGTTTTTAGCCATCCGTGTTTTACATCTTTGTCATCTACTCCAGCTTCGTCTGTTGCTTCTTTGATGCCCCTATACTGCATAAGTATTTCGATTTCGTCCTGTTTTAGTCGAAACCTTGCGCTATTGTTTGCCATAAAAATTTAGATTAATGATTTTTTTGCATACTTCCATAAGTACGAAAGTAGTAAACCTATTCCAACACCTACAAAAAGTAAGTTTAAGTTTCCTTTAGGTTGGTTCTTTTTACCTTCAGCTCGTGCTTCAGCTTTTTCAACTACCTTATCTTTGTAGATAGTTTTTACTTTTATTTTGTATTCACGTTTTAATTCTATTCGTGTTTTTGGAACGTAAACATTTTTAGTTTTCCATTTAACTATTGTATCTTTTTGCGTAATAAATTTTTCGTAAATTATTTCGTTGTTTACAATTACCGGAACACTATCAATAGTTGCTATTCTTATTGTGTCCATTTGTAAAGTATCTTCACAAACGTAACCTTTTTTTATTGCTTTGTTCAAGTGATATTGAGCCGAACACGAATAAAGAAAAATGCTAGTAATTAGAATAAATAGTTTTCCCATTTTTTTTGGTTGCTTTTAATACTTGTTTACGATTTTTAGAACTGAAACTAACGTGAACCCACGAAGGATTTTCTTCGTTTCCAAACTCCCAAATAAGTTGGTCGAACTCTAACTTTGTTTTAATAAAGAAAAACCCATTTGCGCCTATTTGCAAGTCCATTGCTTCACCTTTTGTATGTTGGCTTGTTGAACTTCCTTTTATCATTTTATTAAGTTGTACGCTACGAAAACCCGAACTAATTTTTATTGGTGTGTTTAGGTAACTTCTTAACGGTTCAAATACATTTTCACACAAAAGTTTTGCGGACGCAATTTGCGACTCGTTCATTTTATTATTTATTCCGTGTGTTGTTGCAGTTGATGAAGCTTGAAATTCTGCTAACGTAACGTGTGCGCTTAAATTCATTTTAACTTATTAATGTTGTCTTTAACTTCTTTTGCTCGTGCAAATAATAACTTTGCGCTTTGCCAAATGTCTATTGATTTTACCGCTTTGTAATTTTCGTTTATAGACATTATTTCTATTGAAGCAAGTACCAACGCTAAAACTTTTGTAAGCATTAATGGTACTGAAAAGAATTGTAAAATTATTTGGTTAAGAATAAAATAGTCTATAAG